TTGGAATATGGACGCGGTGGTTGGAACGCTGACATCCAGATCCAAAAAATCCTGTAGGTGTCTACTCAGATCAAACTCGCCTTGGCCATCTGTAGGCCGTGGGGATATGCGAGTAGTTCTAGTCTCAGCTCCTACCGTGATTTCAAAAACGTATTTAAACCCCGGGTTGGTGCTCACGTTGGAAGTCATCAAAACCATCATGGGGTTGTGTATCGGTTGGAACACATCTGGTTCCTGTAGTGTTGTTAGTATTCCCATTATAGTAGTTCTTTAGCCACAATTTTCCCTTTTGTGGTTGTTCGATTAAAAATATCGTTGACCAATACAACCCCTACTAGCTCAGCCAGTTGGGCCTCGTATCTTGGTAGAAATTGCTGGGTAGCTGCCTCCACAGATCTAGCGATCACTGGCTTTGCATCTATACCCTCGTTTTTTATGTTCATCGCTATAGGCCACAGTAGTCTTTGTGGCAATAGCTTGACACTCAGCCACTTAGATATGGCCGTGAGGTTTGGTAATGTTCCCTCATCTCTACCCTGATCGATCCAACGTAGGTATGAGTTAGCGGTAATTTCTACCACCGCTCTACCGTCAGAAGCTTTCACATCATGGAATATCGAGTCCACCAGATCCCCGGTAGCAAAGCTGTTCTGATCGGCCAGATTCTTACGCAGGATTTGGCTAAGCACTTCACCGTACTCATCCGCAAATGATTCTATGGAGCGATTAACACGCGTGACCAGTGCCATTATTTCCTCCCCTGTTGTTTAAGTAATTCAACAATATGAACCCCACGACTGACGTTAATATGAAAATCAATATTGTTTGTGTGTCCATCATGGTGCTATAGGTAAACTCGTCACGCAGAACGCATACGGTATTTTGAAATTGAGTGTAGCACACCATCCCTCTACTCCATCCTTATCCTCATCTCGAACCGGTTGGGCCACTATGTTGGTTAGATCCAGTCTGAAATCCTTAATGGCCTGAGAAGTCATAAAGAACTGCACCGCATCCGCCAGTATTGCCTCGGTGTCGCTCATAACCTCTGGGCTATTTCGAACATTAGGCGTATGCTTGTCCAGTACGCAAATTTGCATAGAGTATAGTTTAAAGCCGATCCCCTTGGTGCGTACTATGTCGTAGGTCACCGTGGAGTAATCAATCCACATGTACGGGTAAAGCAGTTGCCTACCGTCTTGGTTCTTAGTTCCACGGTTGGCCACATGCCCGAGTGATGAATCATTTATCATTCGGTGCTTATCCGCAAAGTCCATGAGCGCATCGGTGACATTATTTAGACTTCTTTTTTCCATGGCCTCGTTTTAGTTTCTCCTCCTTTGTTCGTTTAATCTTCATGTTTAGAATGCTGCACAGGTAGCCCCAATTGAGTTCATAGATCCCTGCATAGTCAAGTATCCTCCCTCCGGCTGCATTGTCAACAAATCCCATCCATAGGTAGATGTCGATTACTGTTTTTACTTTCTCTTTTGGCTCCCCTTCCTTATCGTACTTAGGTTTAGGGAACAAATGCGGGTTGCTGGTCTTTATTAATTCTCTAAATGCGAGGAAGTCATCAACAACCCAAAGAAAAAAGGGACAGTCAAGTGATCTAAAAACAGCTCTGTACGCGCTGCTAGTGTATCCGTATCGAATGGTAATGGTTTGCCGTTCACGCCTAGTGGTCTGAGTAGAATCCCGAGCTGGTCTGGTAATGTGTTGCGCCCAGTGTTAGCGCCCTCGATTAGATACTGCTCGAATGAAATCATTTCACCGGCTGTAAGAGCTTTATGGTCGCAAGCTTTGTAAATACGCCCTTCGATCTCTACTTCTGAAAGCTCTTTAGTGGGTGGCTTGGTCTCTACGAATGAGACAGCCTTTTTTAATGTTTCGAATTGGTCGTGGGATAGTTGTTGGCAATCCTTTTCTGAATTACCGGATAAGATCGATATGTACTTGAATTTCTTTGCCTGTGGCCGATTGGCTAGGCTCTGGTCGCGGTCAACAGCCAGTAAATCACAGAACTCCCGGAGTGTTACGTGGTCCCATTTGTCTTTTACCTGTACTTTCATAGGGGCATACTACCCCGCTGAAGTGGCTATAGAAAATTTGGTGTGTATTTAGTAAGCTCTTACCGAATCCGGTAGGCTACACTTGTTTTTGATGTCGGACCATTCATAGACCACACCCATTTGACCGTTAACGCCTAGACGCTGGAGCCTGTTGAGTATAACATACTGGGCGGTGGGTGGGTACAGTACTATACGGTTTACCCCGGAATCGAACTTTAGCACATCACCCCGCTTTAGCTTTTGGAATTGGTCTTTTGTGAGCATGCTAGTACTTGATTACCTTGGTTACAAAGTCCTTAATGCTGTAATAGCTATAGGGCAGGATCTTGTCACCGTATTTAGATTCCATTTTGATATACACGCCTTCACGGTCCTCCAATACTAACCGGTGCGATCCATCATTCCAAACAATGGTATCCCCCTTTTCGAGGTTGTTAAACTGTTCTCTTGTCATGTTCGCTTTTTAGTTGCTCAGCTTTTAGCCGACCATTTGCCTCTTTCATCATCTTAGTCGCATGTGCTACGACTTCATTCTCTTTTCCGAAATGATCGATTTGCACCTCCATCAGCTTTATGACTGTATCCGTTGTCTTGTTAAGTTGCTTTAGGATCTTGTACTGCCGATAAATGATTATTAGGATAGCGATACCCTGCACGAGATCCGTAATGTTGTTAATGTTTTGTGGTGTCATTGGTATTTGTCTTTTAGGTCTTTGATTTCTTGTAGTTTGGCTTCGAGTCGCTCTTCAAAAGTTGGGTGTTCTTCTTTGAATTTACGTTTTTGTAGTCTCCAGATTATAGTAGACTGTATGATAATCGCTATAGCCATTACCCAAATTATAGTTTCGTTACTCATGGTTTTTTTCGGTCTCTACGTCTACCAGCGGTGTATCCTAGCCCTAACCAAGCTGCTATCCATAGCACATACCAGACTGTTTCGTTCATTTTGTTATAGTTAATTCCTCCCCGGTTAGGGCATGGTATAAGTTCTGGAGATCGTGGACGTGTTTTACTACAACGAATCGATTTCCGGCTAAACGATATTTATAACGATCATTCTCGAAAAATATGTGCTCGGATGTCTGTTCTCTCACTTTAACAAAAAGCGGCATATCCATTCTGAGACCAAACCGAAACTTAATGAGCCACTCCTTGGTTAGTGGTATTGGTGCCCACCTGTTTTCTTTATAAGCGCAAAAGTGGTAATGTGCTAGTGCCACTGTGCTCATGTCGCATTGAAATGGCTTGTTACCCATCAGCCAGTTACCCTTATACAATCGTAATTCCATTCTACTAATCTAAGAAATTTTAGGTGTAAGTATGAACTGGAGAACCCAGAACACGTCCATAGTGTCCAAATCGAAGTGCAACATGGTTGCATCTAGACTATCCGAGTGTATGAAATAGCTACCCTTCACCTGTTTACGGTTGTGATCAATGCCACGTATTACAGATCCTTCCAGTAATAGATACTTAACAGTAGTACGGCCATTAAAGGACTTCATGCCGTTACGCATTAACAAGCTGAGGAACTGCTTTTTGTGCAGCTTAGAGCCTGTTACCTGCCAGTTATGGATGTAGCGCAGTTCCATTAGTCCCGAAAGCTTCTCACGATGTCACACACCACGTCCTGAATGACATACAGAATTATGATGGTGCCTATGAAATGAGCAAAGCTGCTAGTCATGTACTGGAGGATCTCTAACATGTCATTTTATTCTGTAGCACCGTATGCCTCCCTCCTCAGTCTTCCTAAATGAGAACTTCCAGTCTAAGCTCTTTTGTCGCATTGCACTGATAGCCATAGCAGAAAGTCGAGCCATACGCTTAGGATTGTACTCTGTGCCTACTAGGCAGCTATCTCCCACCTTCATTTCGTACCAAGGGTGTACACGTTTTCTGCCGGGGTTGCTTTTGGGTGGTGGGTCATTGTGTTGGATCTTCATTGTGTTGGATTACATGTTTACTTATTTACGGGTGGGTTCGCTAAACCTCATTGACAGTGACACCCTAACAGCATCCTTTTCTTTAAGGGTCAGGGAATTCCAAACATCCGTATGATACTCTATACAGCTATCGAACAGGCCGTCAATTACATTGACTCTCATTGACAGTTCCCTCCTATTTACAGTCATTAGCACTTCATGCTGCTCTGAGGTAGACTCGCACTCAGTGTGTCTTATTGTTACATTCATAGTACTACATTAATCGTTTGATCTTCTTTACGGTAGTGCTAGACTTACCGGTTATCTTCATTGTCTTACGTATAGAGGTGCCTAGTTTTAGTTCCTTCAGTACGTCTTTATGCTTCTCTAAATAGTCCGAATCGCTGATAGTGCTGCCGATCTTTCTACCTAGCGTTCCACCATCTTCTATATACTTCCTACGACCACTCTGTAGGCGCTCCAGAGTTGTTCTAAGCTCCATTTGTGCAAAGCTGGCCCCGATGGTTAGCATCATGTGAGTTACCTCGTTAACGGTCTTCTCAGCGGTTAGTGAATTCAGGCCATAGTTATCTATAATCACATTCACCTTAGCCTCTGTACAGGTCTCTATAAACTGTAGGGTAGTTATTGTACGCCTACTTATACGTGATAGCTCACTCACAATAATATGCTGTACATCGTGATTTACTACATACATGAGCACCTCGCTATTCTTGTCCTGATTCTTTAGTCCAGATTGATAATATGCCACCTCTTTAACGATGTTGTACTGATTCTTGTACTTTTTCCTTAGCTGTGTGGTCTGTCTTGTTACGTCTTGTTTGGCCTCAGTGGTTGAACACCTAGCCAGTATAATTGCATTTTCCATGTTCTAGTATACTCATTCCATTTAACGTGTGCAAATAAATGAAATATTAAATAGCACCCAATAAATAGCCTGTATTATTTTACTCCACAGATTTAAAAGCACCCAATTCCAAAAGCACCCAATTCTCATGCTTATCACGCGTAACGGGCTTGGTGTTTACGTAACGCTCTCTTTTTCGGTAGTTTCTCACTTCTCTTTTAGCTTAAAGTAACATGGTTCTGATCGAAACTTATGTATCCCATTACGTAGAATTATAATGTACGGACCATTGAATCCTATTATCACATACACAGAAGGTTCGTATCTACCTCCTCTTAGCGGACTATTATCTGAAGGCTCCAACGTGTCCCCTACTTTCGCTACGCTCATGTCTACCATAATCTCATTTTCGTTGTTTCATTTTTGCTCTTTGCGTACCGTTCTAACCATACAATAATATACCTTTCAAAGTCTCGTCTACCATATCGTTCCTTCACTACAAGGTGGCCCTCAACATGGAATGTAAGTGTAACATATCCCTCCTTCGGGTTCTCATTCTCATTGTACCAGTCCATAGCTGAGTTATAGCTCATATCGTTTTGTTGAGCCTTTAGCGTGAATACAATATCTATTAGTGAGTGAACCATAGTCTATTTTTGGTTTGCTTCCTGTTCCTCCTTATAAAGATCGAATAGCTGTTTGAGTGCTGTCTTTGTGTCAAATGGATAACAGGTACACTCCCATAGGACAAACTCGCAATGTTCATCTGAGGCATCTGGCCAGTAGTGACGAATTACACCATGCCAGCTCATAGGTGTTTCGGTGACTTCATCTATCCAGATCATTATCTTCCTTTTCGGTTTGGCCATGCTATTGTTCTTTTTCTTCTCTTCTCTTTTCTTCTCTTATTGGCTAGGTTTTCGCTAGACACTCGCTTAGCGTCCGCTACATTTTCGCTTGGCGGTTGCTTAGCGGTCGCTACGTTTTCCGCTTTAGCTTTACTGTGAATACTATATCTAATAGTGAATGTACCATAGTCTACCAATCTAAATTTGTAATGACGTCATGGGTTAGATCAGTTTCTTCTACGGTTTCTACCAACTCCTTTTCATTAACGATAATATGGCCTTTTAATGGATTATCCCCTTCTACCTCCGGGCACTTATCAAGATAGCTTGTAACTGCATAGATCATTTGTGCTTTAACTGACGTTATTATAGTCCCTAGCTCTTGTCCTGTTAGTTTTATTTTCATAGTGTTACTTTTGTCATTTCTCCCGAGCAACTTTTGCACTCGTACATATCATATCCGTATCCATTCGCTCGCTTCTGACAGATTAGACAATGCGCCCAGCTAATACCCTCTTCGTAAATTCCTTCTTTTTTGAGTTGCTTCTTTAGCTTTCTTGGTATTCTTGTTTTGGCCATCCCCTAATTGTATTCTGTTCGCTTTAGGTATTCCTTCAGGTAGGGTTCGAATGCTTCTACGTCCATGTGTTCTTCGAATCCCATTTCACCACGAATGTTTAGCTGTAGGTGCAAGATTCCTTGCTCATCCTTTTGGTAGTTAAACCATTTCATAGCCAGCTCGTAGCTAAAGCCATTCTTAGATTCATCCTTTAGTATTTCAAAGCATGTATCCAGTAATGTGATTCTGATTTCGTTGCTTACTGTGTATCCTTCGTTTGCGTGTTTGTCGCGTAGAGCTTTTTGTAATTCGTCTTTCTTGTCCATAGGGTAAAGCTACTAAAATCTATAGTAGTCTGTATTGGCTTTCAGTTCGTATACCATCCGCATAGATAAAGCGTCCAATATGTCTGGGCTGCGCCCGATGAACTGTTTAATGTCTTTCTTCTTAATGAGCTTGATCTTATTGTCGATCTTCTCTTTGGGTACTGTTTTAATCTGTAGTAGCTCATCTACAACCTCGTCTTTTAATGATGTGTCGAATATTCGGATCTTACCGGTGTTTATGCCTTCAGCTAGCCTGTAGTAACATTGGTCCTTTAAGTGAACGAATTCGGTCTTTTCTTTGATTGGTTTTGCTCCAGCTATGAACGCATACCCTCCTTTGAAGTAGTTCTTTAGGTAGTTCCCTGCTCCTATTCCATCCCAGCATACGTTTCTACGTCTAACTCGGTATTCTTCCTGTAGCTTGAGTATGATGTCCTCGGGTTTGTTCTGTTTATTCACTTCGAGGATCTGTACAACATCTAACCCGTTCCATAGTATCACTATACACTTATCCGATTCAAAAGCGATGTCTGCGGTAATGAACCATTTGCCTTTCCACTTCTCCGGCTTCTTGTAGTCGTACATTTCCATTATCTGGTCGTAGGTGGTTAGACAGTCCGGGTCGTGATGCCCCTCCCAGTTACCTAGTACCAGTCTACTATATTCATTCCGGGATAGGGTAAGCTTCAGGCTCTCCAGATATGATGCTGCGAGATACTTATTATCTCCCGGGAGTGCTTGGATGAATTTACGGTGTGGTGGTAGTGTTCCGTTGCTCCATGGTTTGTAGAAGTTCTCGTATACGTGACCTCTACTCGGGTTACAGGTCATAAAGGTTATTCCCTTGATACCGTGGACGTTATTCTTCCACCTTCCACATCTTGAGCTGACTATTTCAAGGGCTTTTATGTTCACTTCGCTGGCCTCATCGATACAGGCAAAGGTTAGGAGTAACCCCCCTATACGTTGGTACTCGGGATCGCTTGGTATGTACTGGAGTTCCTTCAGTATGATAACTGATCCGTTTGTAAATGTGATTTCGCTGGTTGCTTGGTTGTACCGGTAATGTACATCCGGTTTCAATCCGAAGTCATGGCACACCTCAAAGAATGACACGAGCGTGGTTTGTTTCAGGTTCTTTAGTTGGTTCCTGCCTAGGAGGATACGGATCTGTTTGTACTTGTAGGCTTTAATGATGGCCATAGCACATAAGCCATATGACTTTGCGCTACCTACTGATCCCCCATACAAGCACTGCAAGGTTGTGGGGTCGTCAAAAGCTTCGAACATTTGCCACTGCTTAGGTAGCGGCTCAAACTTAAGCTCCATCTGGTTTCACTATAACGATGGTAACGTTGTGGTCTCCCTCCTCTGGTTTTGGCTTATCCCAGCCCATGAGCTTCATTATCTGGCCAAAGATTGCCGTGGCATCAGAACTTTTAGTCATCTGAGCCATTGCATAGAGATTGGTTCTGGTTAGATCGTTCTTATTCTTGAGGTTACCAGCTTCTACCTCTGTAGCACATATCCTGTGGTAGCGTTCCCATAGAGTTTTTACTGCTTTAGCGCGGCCGTTGTCTTCTATTAGCTCCAGCTTCGCACGTTTGGCTTGTATGAAGTCTGCAACGTTTTGAGTTTGAACCAATCTAACGGCATTTACGTCTATGGATTCCTTGGTCATGTTCTCAGCGTTGTATGCGATCTTGTAAGATTCACGTTGGGAGGTGCCCTTAAGGATCTCGAGTGCGAAGGCTTTCTGTTTGTTTGTTAGAGGTTTCATTGTTGTTGGATTAATGTAGCAGTGAGTAACACGCCCCGGAGTAAAACAAGGCCTATGACAACCAAAGCCCCGAGACGTGGCCTACCTTTCAAGTAGGGTTCACTCTAATAGCTTTAGTGCTCTTTTGATTATGAGCTGGCGTTTGTTCTTTGGTAGTTTTATCGTTTCGCCGGTTTCTTTATATACCAGCGCCATGATGTCAATGCTTTTCATTACGTTCAACGCCGCGTGGGTATAGTTGGTATTTGATCTAACAGGCTTGCTGTCATTTTCGAACGGAACGGTCTCTAATTGCTCATCGCGTGGCTTAGGTGCCTCTGCTTCATACTCCAGTATAGGTTTGCCGATGGTTAGTTCCACTAGGTTAATGAGCTGGGCTGCTTTCTTTCCTGCTATATCTACACAGGTGTGGCACATGACAAACTTAGGATCGATGGTTAGCCAGATCCGCTCCACATCTAACGTGTCATCGGATGGCACTTTCATACCTCCCTTGAGTTTGATGTCGCGCAGGATCAGTATGTCCTTGTGTTCGAACTTAAATTTTCGCATGTTGAGCAGGGGTTAGATGTTGGTATAGGTTAATGGCCGAGGCTACCAGTGCAGCGGTGAAGATGTTTTGTGTAAAGGCTAGTGTAATCCAGAAGCTTCGGCACTTGTTACACTGAATAACGTTCAGGTAGTAGCGGTAGTTATAGAAGCGCCTCCAGCTACCTACAGTAAGCTCTGTGATCATGCTGTTCACGTACCAGCATAGGCCGAACCATTCTACCGCCTCAGTCATCGTACCGGCTTTTAAGTGAGAAGACTCTCTCGAAATCTATACTCTCCCCTAAAATCCAGTATCCAATATCTGAAATGTGTTCTAAAGCTTCGAGGGTATGTTTTTGGGCGTAGGAATATATAACCAGTAATGGATTGATACATTGTACGAACAAACAATCTTTGTACAGCGAGATTAACGCGCACTTCATGTTTGTTGTCATTTCCTTGTCAGCTACGAACTGGGTAGGGATGGTGACCTTTCTAATCGAGCCATCGACTATAGAGAGCACCCCCCCGCCTGTTCTTCATAAAGCCTAGGGTAATCATAAAGCTTACATTCTCACGAACATACCTTTCGCCGATATCGAGCCTGTTGGAAAGGGATTCGATAGTGCTATCCGTAGTGTTAACCACGTGCAGCATAACCTCCTGTAAAGGGGTCAGGGAGTCATGGAGCAATAGCTCCGCGTAGGGTTTGATCGTAATTAGCATGTGTGCTGTTAATTACTTTTTGGCCTTGCCTACTTTCTTTTCTTCCTCTTGGATCTGTGGTACTGCCTGTTGCTGTATGGACTGTACAATCGCAATAGCCTCGTGATAGGGCAGCATTGAAACACCTTTGAGAATTAGGTTAACTGTGTCAACCGGAAAAGAAAGCTGGACGTGTTGGATTTGTTGATTCTGAATAGGGGTCTGATTCATGGATCAAATGTATAAAAAAAAACAGAACCCTACATCGTAAAGTTCTGTGAATCAATATACTAGAGAATATACTAGAGTACTATGCCTCTGTAAATGGCTTAGGTGGAGATGGGTGGCGTTTTGATTCTTCCGTCCAATATTTTCGAGCCTGTAGTCTCATGTTAGTAACCGTTGAAACTGCCAAATGCCTAGGTAGTTGTGGAATCTCTATGGTAAACGCTTCTAACATGCTTGCACATCCTGCCATGAAAGCCCGCTTCATTTCCAGCCTTTGTGCTGGGTGCATCTGTTCCTCGGTGACCCCTCCCATCCCTAGGTATCGGGTGTAGAGTTTATCTAAATCAAATTCACTCATATTTCTTCATTAGGGCATCGCTCAAACTCATTATTTTTAGAGTGGATTCGATTACGTGATTCATAATTTCTTTGTTTGGCTCTCCTAAAAGCAGTTGAGTTCTAACGACTTGAAGTGCAGCAATGCAGGTCTCCCGATCATGTAATACTAATTGTTGTAGTTTCTCAGTCATATCTTTATTTGATTAGTCCTAACGCTATTGCTTCCAGCTCGGTAACGTGTGTTATCTCCTTGGCTTCCGGGAACTGTGCTTTGATAATCGGTATTGTATTTTCTGGTTCCAGATCTACATTGCTCTGCGATGTACCGTGTACCGTTTCCCCGGTTGGCAATAGCACCGCGAAGTGGGTAGTAAACACTTTTGGTTTGGAGCTAGTCGGTTCTGTTTTGTATCCGCTGCTCTCCATTACATGCTTCAGCGCATGGGCTACCGTCTTCGGTATGTGTATAACCTCTGTAGCGTAAGGCTCCTTAGCTCTAACGTCCCTCTCCCCTTTCTCAATGTCAATTTCGTTATTGCTGCATATCTCACCGATTCCTATGCCAGTATCGGTCATCATTAAATAGTATCGTTTGTATTCCATGTGTTTGGGTTTAGTTTTATTCCTCTAAAAGTCTTTGGATACATCGAGGAGATTTGTATCCCAATAACCTCATTATCTCTCGGATGGTATGGCCCTCACCTCTCAAGGCTTTGGCAATCGGTACATTTTTCTCTCGCCTTACCTTCTTGTTGTCTGGGATCTCTCCAGAGCCGTTACATATTGGACACTCCATAATGATTGTAATTAGAAAGGACGGCCGGGTACTTACGTGTTAAAACACCATCACCCAATCATGTTCACGCGTTCCGCTCGGCCGTCCAGTTTATTTAAGCTTTGTGTGATTTCATTTGTTTTCGATGGCCTTCGTTCTTGACCTTGCCTCGGTAGTTCAATATCTTCTGGCGCTTCTCTATGTCAATGACTCCGTGCTCGATAGCGAACCACACTAACTCTATACTGTTTACTACTCCGGCCTTAACGTATATGTTCCGCCTATGGTGGTCGATTGTCTTACGCTTGCTGCCTATTATTTCACCGACCTGTATAGCATTATAACCCACACATAACAGCTTAAATACTTGATTCTCAACAGGGGTTAGGTAGTCACCCTTTCTAATTACTCTACCGTTCTGTAGCTTCAGTGTTCTGCTCATGGTTATAGATTTGTGGTGAATTGTACGAGTGTACTTTTAGGTGGATTAGGGGTCATTCGAATGGGGTCCGTTTTAGTTTGGAATGGCAATATACAAAATTATACTAGAATGGTTTAGCACCCAAAACAAATAGCAGGAAGACTGCTCCCCCTGCTATGAATTATAGTGGTGTGTGGTTATTACAACTTGAGTTTAACTTTGTCGTGCTCCTTTTTTAACGAGTCCAGTTTTTCTTTATGGTTATTTAGGAATCTAACGTTCATTTTAGCGTCATTAATATCTACAATTTCCTGCCAGTGAATGACCCGTTCCCGTTCCTTCATTATCAATTCGTAGAGATCATTTGCTAGTTTCTTTTCCTCTGGGGTTCGGCTGTCCCCAGCGCAGGATGTGAATGCGAGGCTCACCGTTAGAGCTATGGTCATTAGTATTAACTTTTTCATGTGTTTTATTGATTTGTTATTGATTTGCTTTTTTGATGTGCTTCTCTTTTCTCCGGTACTTCTTTTTGTTACGGTACACGTTAGGTCTGGTAGCTTGTTGTATTTCGTGCTGGGTGACTTGGATTAGTTTCATTGGGTTCTGCTTTTACATATCCTAATGTTCACTGTCGCACCTGCTTTCATGTCGACCCAATATTTAACCAGTTCCATTTTTGCTTGCTTGAACGTATCGAATGTATCGTAACCATCCCAGTTGTAATCCTCTGGGTCGATCAGTGTTATTATCATGTTGTCGTAATCGACTGCGTATACTTTGGTCATTGTGTTTTATTTTTTTAAGTTCTGAAGGTAATCTCGCATTATCTTCTCTGCTAAATTCTTAACGCTCCTCCCCTGCTTTTTGGCTTCAGCTATTATCGCTTTGTCCTCCTCGGGGTCGAGCCAATACTCTCTACGCTTTTTCATGCCGCTACTAAATTTTCTATTACGTGTACTACCTTCCAGTTGTCACCGTGCTTTGTAAACATACAGATTTCAAAGTTACGGATCATGTTACCGGTTTTGTGCTCTACGTAGATCTGTCGTGAATTGTAACAAGCGATCATTTCGCCCGTTGGAATTGTGTTCATGTATTCTTTGGCTAATTCTAGTCCCCTTAAGGTCAGCGGAAATGCCTCTGGTTTTGTGGTGTTCATGTGTTTTATTTTTTTGTTATTACTCTGTTACTAATTCGCTGAAGAAATCATTGATCTCGTCCTCCAGCTCTGCGAATTCTATTCTCGCATTTTGAGAGGCCAATAAGCTGGCCAACAGTTCACTGTTTAGATTCTCGGTGGTGTATCCTAACTCGTGTGCGATCTCTAAACTCTGATTCAGTGAGGCATCATTTTCCATTAGGTACTCCATTGCTCTGGAGTAGTAAATAACTTCTATATTGAAAGCGCCTTGGTTATCCAGTTGGTCGCAAACACCCTGATAAGGATCTTCGAAATCTAGGTCTTCGAGGTTTACGTGGTACGCTACGTCTATGTCCGTTCTTAATCCTTGTAAAAATTCTTGTGGTGTCTGTTTCATGTGTTCTATTTTTTTTAGTTCTGGAGGTATCTTTGTGGTGCCTCTCTACTATAGTATACGCAGAACTTACGTAAAGGTTACGTTTAATTAAAGTTCGCTGGGGAGAATGGCTGTACTATGTAGTCCTCGAATCGGGTTTGCTCTGCGATGAACCGTAGAGGTATGTCCCCGGTGCTACCGTTACGGTGCTTAGCTACAATGTTGTAGGCTAGCCCCTCTGTGCTTTGGCCATCCTCGTTTTGGGTTAGCCCGTAGTACTCTGGTCTGTACAGGAATTGAACTATATCAGCGTCCTGCTCAATCGCTCCAGACTCCCTAAGGTCTGACAGGATCGGTCGCCTGTCTGTTCTGGACTCTACTGCTCGGCTGAGCTGAGACAATGCAACCACCGGCACCTTAAGCTCCATACCGGTTTGCTTAATAGTTCGGCTTATGTGTGAAATTTCTTGTTCTCGGACAGCTCCTTTTTTACCGTGGATGAGCTGGAGGTAGTCGATAACGATCATATCCAGTTCCCCTTTTGCTGCAAGCTTCCTAGCCTTTAGCGTAATACTTGAGAGGGTAAAACAGTTGTCTATTATCTTTATCCCGCTGGCAATTATAGCGGCCGTAGATTCGTTGTACTGGTGGCACTGCTCATCCGTTAGGTCGTTCTTCTTTAGGTTCTCCAGTGGAATACCTGAATGAATTGAAACTAGCCGCATCATTAACTGTACAGCTGACATTTCCAGAGAGAAGAAAGGCACGTGCTTTCCATCCATTGCAGCGTGTAGAGCTTGCCTAAGTGCTAGGGCTGTTTTACCCATAGCTGGGCGAGCTGCCAGTATGATTAAATCCCCATCTTGGTAACCTCCGAAGATCCGGTCGACCTCGACCAAACCGATACCTACACCGGTGAGCTGCTTGTTTTTTGCGCTCTCCATTTTGTCGTTTAGCTCTTGCACTATTTCTGAGGTAGTTGGTTCCTGTGCGATGTTCTCGATGTTGGCTAGGTCGTACACCTCGTCGACTAGAAACTGGTTTGTGTCCAACGCATCTGCGTTGGCCTCTACCCTCTTGATAATTTCCACAGCGAGTTTGCGCTGGCCTCTGGCAATCCTAGCCTCTAGCAGAATTAAACAATACTGCTTTGTTGCCCCGGTCTGGTACACGCCGTTAAGCACTTCCACAACTTCGTGGGCTTCGAGATCCCGAACCTCGTTTGCAATGGTTACCAGATCTATTTTATCCCCCTTTGCGAGTAAAGACTGGAGGGCGTTGTAGACTGCTTTGCTGGCGATGTTTACGAATGATTCCTCGCAAATTAAGTCTCCATATTGCACCAACCCGTCTGGCCTTTCTGCTAATGCGGAGAGTAAAGCCCGCTCGGTTTCTATTTGTTTGTCCATGTGTCTTATTTTTTTACTGTGGGTATGGTTTTACTTTCATCATTACCGCTTTGTTTTTGTCTAGCTTCGGGTCATCTTTCAACTCGTCAAGTATGTGGATTATGTTCAACATGCCTTTCATCTCATCGGTTAAGTCGATCACGGTTTTAATTCTTTTCTTCCAGTACCCTTTGCTATCACGGGCTAAGTGTACAGCCAAAACTATTTGCTCGGTGGTGAAATGATTGTCTCCATACTTCAGAACGTGTAGGAGCTGATCGATAGCGTTGAACCATTCCGCTTTGCCCCTATCGCTAGGTTTGAATGTTTTGGGTAGCAGAGCCATCACAGAGTCATAGGCATAGAAACACGATTGTAAAAATCTTTTGTTGTTTGGCGGTGGGTGCATGTCCTCCCTGTCCTCGATGACCACGTACCCGGTATGGGTTGGGTTCCACTTTCCTACCGGTGGCGGTTCGGGTTCATCCTGTGGCAGGATCATTTTGTTTTTGCTTATCGTACCCGGCGGATGGAAAGATCCTTTTTCAACTTCACGAGAGAGAGAGCTTTTTTCTTTACTCTCTTTCTTTTTTACTTTCTTATTATCATTGTTTACATTGTTGTTAGTGGTTATTTGATGGTTATTTGATGGTTGTTCCGTTGGTTTTTTTGATGGTTGCGGATGTTGGTAACTGTCATAGTTACAGACCTTTACGATGGTTGTTTGGTTGGTTGTTTCGATGGTTAACATTTGATCACTTTCCAAAAGCTTAAAAAACCCCCTCGCCTTCTGTCTAGTCCACTTACCTCCCCATAGTTTTATCCACGAATCTATAGACCTACAAGACTCGCCCCGGCTCATTTTATAGGTGGTGTTTCCGATTAATACGCTCTTATCCGAGTGGTTTACATTCATTAATATAAGGCACCACGCATGGAAATATTCTGGTTTTTGGGATATCCAATGATCTTGGATTTGCCGGTGTAGGGTTATGAAACCTAGTTGCATTGTTGGATTACGGTATTGGTCAAGCACTTGAGAGAATTGGGGTCTAGCGGTCGCAAGTGCATCGGCCGCAGCTTATAAAAGTAATCTTTTTTTCGAATATGGTTTACCAAATTTAGGGTACAAAAAAACCCCTGTAATCCGGCTGCTTCCTACGTCAACCCTCATACAGAGGTTAGTTTTTAATGTCTTTGTTTCGTAATGTAGGAAGGAAACGTGCTACAAATATAATACTTTTTTTCTAATAAACTAGAATAGGATAAAAATAAAGCCGGGGCAGACCCCTCTCCCCCGGCCACTATATACAAGGGGTTTTAATCCAACAAAAAAACCCCCGTACTTCATACCAGATCTGACTTGGTAATTGTACGAAGGCTTTCACTTTCGTTATTCCATACAGTCAGATCCGGGAATGGATACAAATATAGAACATTCTATTAAATAAAAAACCCCCACAGGATTAACTATGGGGGAAAATAAAAAACCCCTCATCGAGTCCAATTCGAGCTGAGGGATGTTTACACATTGGTAGATGAATTCACCACAAATTCCTACCGGTACAAATGTAATATTTATTTCAGATACTCGTCTACTATTTCTATAAAATGATCTAGGCTATTAGTCCATACAGCCTTATACCCTCTGGCATTCAGACAATTAAGCCATTTAATTTGATGGGGTAGTGGTTGGTTCTTATCTACCTTCAGCTCAATCATAAGCCCGTGATGGCTGCCCCTAGGCTCCAGTATACAAATGTCCGGGAAACCTGCTTTCATGCCTTGACGCTTCAGGTTAGCCCCTGCCTTGATGGTACGTGCTCCACCGTTTGGACAATGGAACCATAGGACACCCAACGAATCTAAGTAACGTGCTGCGCTCTCTTGGAAGCCAGACTCTCTACCATAATAAATCCTGTGATCTTTCACAGACGCATACTACAATAGAGAAGTGGCGGTAGAAAATTATCGGTGTAAGTTACTTGGTTGTTTTGATGGTTATATCGATGGTTGTTTCGATGGTTGCTAGGTGCTTGTATCGATTACTGTTGTTGTGTTTACGTTGGTTATTATGTGGGTTAACTCGTTGGTTATTTAGCTAGGCTTGTAGAACGACTGGAAGCGGACCAGACCCATGTACTCCGGGCTATTCATGAGGCCGTCACCTTTGCCTGATAGGTTCTCTGCTCCGTCTTCATCCAGCACCACTTTTGAGTCGATTGCCTTATTAACCCTGAAACAAATTAGTACCGGAAGATTCACCTTCGCGTCTCCGGTTATTACCTTAGCTGAAGCCCTTTGAGTGGCAGCCATGACTCTAAAACCAGACGAGCGGCCCAACTGTAGTAAGAGTGTTAAATTCTCCTCAAGTGATTTTAGTACACTCACTACGTGTTCCTTCATTTTAGGTGAACCATCTTTGTAGGTTCCAACCTCTCGCAGTTCCCTGATCTCTAATGATTTACCTTTCTTTGAGTTGGCAAAAGCCGTAGCGAACTCATCGAATATCACTAGGGTTTTGTGTGACCTGTTTCTCTTTATCCGGTCGTTCATGTCCTCGACAAGCTCGGCCATTACCACCTCAATAATTTCAATATCACTGTAGATCTTCACATATCTATGCGTAGCGAAATCAGCGGTTCTAAACTCGTGCTTAGGATCGAATATTATAATGTCCTTAACACCTGCCAGTAGGGCGTAATTGATTACGGACTCAACGCATACGGATTTACCGCTACCGGTTGCACCACAGACTAAGGCATGGGGCGTAGATTGGTTATCTAGATCCCATACAATGGTATTACCGAAGTTGTCTATACCTATAGGGATCTTCATGTCCTCCAGATACGACTCGTGGTAAATGAGATCCTTCTCCCGGGTCTTTGCCGCCTCGATGGCCACGTATGATTTACCCTCGTGGACGTATAGGTTTTTCATTATGCGAACCGATGGAACGGATAGGGCAGAGGCTATATCTAACCGGTGCCGGTGTATGGTTGCTATGCTTGTACCCGCAGAGACTTCTAACAGGAATGTATCGGAGCTATAGCCGTCAAACTTGTATGGGATCTTAACGAGTATTGAGAATGCACGGAGTACGTGCTGGATCTTTTGTTGATTGGTCATATTTTTATTACTTAAATCGTACTGTATAAACTCGGCTGCGTGCTCTTGGAACTTCTTAATGGTCTTCGGGTCAACCGTTGCAATAGTCACGTCCCGGATCTTCTTTAACCGCTTCTGGATCATATCCTTTTTGTCCTCCGGGATGTCGAAATCTTCTACCTCTGCTATCATTGTACGGGTCCAGAACTCATACATTTCTGCGGTGTCCGTAAAACTGTCCGCATCATTAATCATGTATGTATAGTCGGGATCTGATACGGCCTCGATCATTTTTTTGAGGGGTTCGTACAGCATGGCTTCGTATAGTCTCCGAGTGTTGTCATCCAGTACCACCTTGAAGCAATTAAGCTGTGGAGATCCGTCCCGGTTCTTAGATGTTTTGTTCTCTACGAACCATACCTCGTCAACCTGAATCCCGGTGTAAGACTCATAGGCCAGTACGTAGGTCATGGCTTGCTTACCCATTGTGAATTTCAGGGCTTTCTCATCTGTAAAGCTGGCTTTAGACTTGTGATCTAAGATAACCACTTTGCCGTCTAAGGTCTTGAATACCAGATCTATAATAGCGTGGCAGGGTAGGGGAACGTCCACGCCGTTGACCGCTACAAACTCCCGTAACTTCATCTCGATTCCCATTATCTCGCCCATGTTCTCAGTGTACAGGCTCAGCTCAGCCATAAAGTTCTCTAGGATCACCGTACTGATCTTAGTGGACTTAACTATACACTGCTCCACGGTTGGGGTGGTCTTCTGGATCTTCCAGTCTTTGGGTTCTACTGCGTCTATGTACTCGAATGCAACGTATTGAAGCTCAACAAGATCGGGTAGGGGAGTGCTCTCTTGCTTTGCTGTAAAAAAATTACGGAGAGCTTCATGGTATGCGTTTCCTGCTACGCTTGAGGCTGAATTCTTAAACGGATTTCGATAGATGTAATTCATTTCAAACGCCTTCTCGTTTCTGGCGAATGAATTTACTTTAGAATAGGACCATGAGTTGATTATGAACTGGCTAAAATGGTCTTCGAATTCGTCCTTTGTCATGCCCTTACAGGCGTGTACGTGGCCGATCATGGAAGCTTAACAGCTTTCTTCATAGCCGCTTTCTTCTCCTCGACAACCTCGTGCTCGTCATAGTCATTATCTGGGTAGGTGTGCTCACCTTCAGTAAGTTGTACGGACTGGTCGGCCTGCACAGCGTGTTCCATATCCACGGACATAATACCCCATTTGGAAATGGTGTTTTTAAGGACTGTCTTTAATCCCATAGCGTTGAACCCGTCCTCACCGTCTGCCCAAACTCCGAAGCCTTTGGCGTATGATTTGGAATACTTCTTTGCGTGCGCCTCCGTCTTCTCTCGAGTCCAGTAAACGGTCTTTTCAAAGCCTGATGTCAGCCTAAAGTAAGCCGCGTAACCTACTACCTTACCTTCGCCCTCGATATGAAAATCTGCGTCAAGCTCCTCCGTTAAGGCGTTCCAAGATTTGAACTGATTTTCGTAAACCAGCACTACATTAATGTTCTTATACTGGTTAGTTCTAAGTGCTAATTGTACAAACCCTTTCCAGCCTATTTGAAACTGGCACTCGCTCCCATATGGAACCAGATATGCAAAGCCTAGATTGGGGTTAATTGGCAGGTTTAAACTGGCCGCTGTGGCCGCTGCACCCATTATACTTTCAATGCTGGCAGTCTTGAGTAGCTTGTTATTGTTGACTGCTTGTAGTACGGAGCTTGTAAACCCGGCTGCTCGTTTACCGAGCATGTCTTCAAAGCGTTTTTTTACATTGTTTTGATCAAACGCAGCTACTAGCGTTAGTTTTTTGGGGGTCTGTTTTGAGGTCATTATGTTGGATTTTATCTTCTAGTGCTAGGAGTATTAGTGCTAATTCCTTGCGCTCCTCAACTTGTTGGATAGTTGCAGAGTCCTGTAAGTTAATCAATTTATCGTATCGGTCTTGGTCTCGGGCTGTCCAAGTTACTTGTGTTTGGGTCATGTGTTTTATTTTTAGTGATGTTGTTAATTACATTCGGGGCAGGAGCCGCTCTCATAGCAACCCCCGCAACAGTACGAAGCTGTACGCCCACACTCCTCTCTAAATTCTACCTCCCCAGTTCCATTACAATTTCCACACGTGTTTTCATCGACAAACCGCTCCATGAAAGATAGGAGTAAGTTGCTGTAGTTCAACCCCATATCTCTACACATGGAAACAAAATCTCGTGTTACGGCTTGCTTTTCTTTGGGGACGTAGAATTTTTCTATACTCATATTTAAATTAGTTCTGGCACACCTTCAGTTTGAGCGTTATATCTCAAGAACTTAACGTCTGCACCTTTCCTGTAGAAGTTCCAAGCCTTAAAAATAAGCCCCTTCTTATCATTTCTAGGGATCTTTTTCAGGCTCATCTTGTCGGCTATTAACTTGCTTCTTAGCGCCCCAGTAGGGCAGCCTTCGTCAATCCCTACACCGGTACAAACTTTCTTCCAAAACTCCTCGGATTCTTGCACGTTTAATTCAGCCATAAGAAAGCCGTATGCTGCTATGTGAGACGTAGATATTACTCGATTAAATGACCTGTAAAGAAAGTCTGCATTCTCAACATATTTCGATATACTCTTATTCTCACTATAGAAATCCAACAGGTCCGTGTTCGATGGCTTGTAAGCCCCGTATGTGTCTGCGTGTTTCCCGTTTTGAGTCATACAAATCATACGTGTTGCTGCGGCTACGTTAGAATAGTTTTCGATTCCCTCAATAGAAAATATATCTGATGAGTTTCTATTTTTACCGGTGTCCATTACAGTGAATGCATCTGGGTTAACCCCGGTAATTACTAAAAATTCTAAAGACATATCAGCCTCTATTAACGCCTCTAGTCGATGTTGGCCGTCTAATAGTTGGTGACTCGCTGTAAATCTCAACGGCTGTCCGTCAAACTTCCAATTTCCAATTTTCATTTCTTTACATAGGAAGCCTACGTTACGTAGGTTTAACCTCCTATTTCCGAAATTTCGTTTCAGCATATCCTTTGCTATAGCCGGCGTTATTAAACGCAACTCTGTTTTAATTTTGCTTACTGCACTCATATATATTTGTTTTAATTTGGAACTAAGATATAACAATATTAGAATACTAGAAACCTCTCAAACTTTAGAACACAAAAAAGCCCCACTGGGAAAAGTGAGGCTCCTTTAGGAAAATTATAACAAATTCAAATACATGAATACCTAGCTAAGGTAGTAAATCTTCTGGATCTTCCTCCTCTGGAATGTCTAATGTTATTTTTACGGTCGTTCCCGACTTCCATCTGTACACTATGCCGGCAATAATCAAAAGCAGTAGAGGCAAAAACCACCAGCCATTTCGACCATACCAGCTCAGTTCTTTAACTACTATGCGCTCAACAGCGTAGGGGACTGCAAACGGAACTCTAAGAGTGTCACATTGAGCCTCAATAAAGATCGAGTCGTGCTCCGTATTGGTGTAGATCCTAACGCTAACGCGATCATTTACTATTTCGATGGTATCGTGTACCATGGTCTCAAATCGTTCTACAGCGAGAACAGTATCGACTCGGACTTTTTCAACTTCCACGAAGCCTGTAACCATAACGGTATCCTTAACCAACACCTCGGGATGTCTTTTGACTATGCGTGCTATTTTCTTCTGGGCGTGCTTGGTGGGGTTGCATCCAGTGAACACCATAAGCCCCAATAATAGGAAAAAGTATTTCATTGTTTTATGTGTTGCGGGTGAATACACCCTAGGTAAATAAGTCCATTTTGTTTGCCTTGATTGTGTGGCCGGTATTTCACCGCTACTATGTAACCCTCGCGGCCTCCCTTGTCGTTTGTGTTGCCATCGATTGACTTGAGGTTCTCGCTGGAGCTGGAGGTGCTTATGGCAGCATGTCCGGTAGTCTGTGGCTTTCCATTCTTGTAGGTTTGGAAGATGAGAACACCACCCACAACCGGCTCGTAACTGGTCGTCCAATTAGGATCTTTTACAAACCGTTTCCATGTGCGTACAGCTCCACCGGTGAATAGGCGTTTAATGTCTGGTAGTTTGCGGTCATCGTTCTTAGTATAGAACTCAGTCCAGACCAGTTCACAGAAGTAAACACACCACGGATGGGTATCTCTCCAGCCGACCGCATACATCGCTTCCTGAAATGCTGCTCTTAAAAATCCCCGGTTGCCCGGCTTCTCCCGATAGCCTATGTACTGTCTGGCCTGTTTCGCTATCATGCTGGCCACTAATCCGTATTTCATGGTCTAAATTTTAACAACAATCATCCTCATCTCTGCGGTGTCTATGGTGGGCTAAATGATCCAATTCCATTCCGCTGAAATAGGCTTCCTTGTTGGGTGTAATTCCCTCCTTGTCAGGGTCTATGTATTCCGGCAAATCGTTTTGGTTGGTGCATAGGAAGTCTACCATTAGGGTGCTCATAAACTCCGCTTTGTTTAAGGCTTCCTGTCTTAGAAACTTCAACTCTGCGGTGTCCACAGGATCACTCCATTCTCCTTTTTTGGTCTGAGCGCCTTTGTCCGTGAATTCACGTGAGATATGGAGTAGTGCCTCGACATATCCGAAGTATCCGAGAGTCTTAATTATGTGGTCATCTAGTAGTTCCTTATAAACCTCGTTTCCAAGGTCTGAGATCTCACCGGATAGGACCAGCGCGAGTACCTTTTTATACAAGGCAGTTCCTAAAAACCCTTGGATCTTGATTTCCTGTGCGATCTGTAGAACGTTCTTTAGGATCTTAGCGTCCACATCTACGTTGAGCGGGAACTGGTCTTTGAAGTCTTCGACCTTGTGTAAGTGTACGATGTCTGCCATGTTATATAGTTTGTGTAGGTTCTGCGTTGCCAACTATCTTCTGGGCCTGTTCGATGCTGATCGTAGGGAAGGCTACCATTATAACCTGTATGGCTGACTCTGGGGAAAGCGCACCGGTTTGGATAGATTCTATAATCTGTATCAGTGCGGCAACTTGCGCCCCGTTCATTGCGGTATCGGCAACGTTCTCCGCATCTTCTCCGAGTACTCCGTCCGCTGTTTCTGTTCGATCAACGAATGTGTACTTTTCTAATACCAATGGGCTTGAAATCCCGGCCAGCTCAGCAACACGGTTAAGCGCGTTTTCTAAGTTTACTTGGTGTGGTGTAATGTTGGTTATCTGGAAGATCTCGAGGGATTCCTGTAGCTCGTCACGGCCTCCAAGTGATCCCGGGACCATCACGCCAAATAGTAGAGGGTTAGTTACCCCGTGGGCTATGAAAATATTTTGTCTTACTTGATCTTCAACCTGTAAGAACGCGTTTTCGTTTCCGGCCGTTGGTAGCGCTGTGATCTTAGTCCCTTCGCCTTCCTCTTCGTTCCAAGTCATTACGATACTTTCGGCTTCCTCACCGGTGTACTCCTTTTTGAAAGCGGCTTTAATCTTCCTGCGCTCGTCTGGTTCCGGGATGGCTCCTCTAAATGCGATGTGATAACCTCCAACGAAATTGTTATGTATGTTGTTAATGGTAAATCTGGAGATAGCAAAATCCGCGAGTATGTAATTAATAGCTGACTGATAAGGAACGTGTGGGTAAAAGTCTGCACCGATTGTAAGCTCTCCGAAATACACCATTTGTACGAGTCCTAGTCTACGCTGGTCATCGCTAGACTCCGCTGCTACCGGCTCGTCATCCAAAGCGCGGTACATAACGGTATTGGATTCTGGTTTACGGTAGTGCTGCCAGTCATCGCTAACCCAAAAAGTATTGTCTATTAGGCCTTTACGAACTTTATGTACGGGCACATAGTCGATGGCTGCGGGGCTTGTCTTATCCGCGTTCCACCTAACTAAAAAAGCAAAGGCATTGAACACGCGATAATCAGTATCTAAGAGCTGTACCATGTCCTCCAGTGGGTGAGATCCACGGGTGTTGTCAATGAACGCGTTTAGGTTGGAGTCACTTGTCTCCTCAAATCCGTTACCGGTGGTCATGGCCACCTTACGAGTTATAATACTGTTATGCTTGTTGGATTTGTTTATGAATAGATCCAGAAGAAAGTCCGGGTATAGGTTGTCTTTGCCATACCGAATGATGCCGATACGTTTGTCCTCTGGGAATTTGGGCGCTTGCACGTCCTCGGCCATCTTCATACCCACAACCTCCATAAATGAGGTCACGGGTACGCTTTTGGTGTTTTCTTTGGTCGTTATTACTGCTTTCTTACTAGCCATTGTATGTAATTTCGTTAGTGGTCGGTGGTGTATATTCTGTACTAATATGATCGGTGTCGTAGCGGATGAATCCCATTTCTAATAGGTGCAACCCGTCAACGTTTAAAACCGCTGTAGTGCTCTCAAAAAATTCGTAGATATAATCGGAGTCTGTGAGGTGTATAATGCCGTTATCGAGGTCCTCAGCCCCAGCACTGTCGACTACAGTTAGAGTCATGCTGTTCACACGGTCGGAATCGATGCTCAAGTCTATCAGTCGTGCTATTTTGGAGTCCTTAGAATTACTCTGTGAGGTGATCCTAACCAAAAAAACAGGACTCGCCAGCTCTACCCTTTCGGACAGAGTGACAAATACCTGATTTATTCCTAGTGATATGTTAACCACGTTATGCGGTATAGCCTGTGTTGTTCACAGCATCCACTGGAGTTGCTCCAAATACCACGAGTGGCGCTTGGTTTGGCTCTTTACCTGTGAAGGTTAGAGTGATTCCGTTTAGATCTCCGAAAGCCTGACCAGATCCACCGGTTGACTCGGTTACCTTCAGACCGTTTTTAAGCCCGTAGAAACGCTTTTGTAGTGCGTTGTCCTCTACGATTAAAAGTACGTTCTGTCCGGTAATAGCATCCACGAACTCAATCAGTTCATCGTTACGCACTTGATCGCTGGAGTAGTGGATTGTCATAGAAACGGATTGCTCGAAAAACCGAGTTCCATTTGCTCTATCAATTACCACGCTCTCAGAAGATGAAGCGATTTCAATATCCTGTTCGATTGTTTTAAGTGCCAATGTGAAAGCGGTAACACCGTCAATCTCAAGGTTAGCGAATGCGGAAATAACGTTGTTGTTTACCTCGAGGGTCTCAGCGTCATAAACTGCATTTTTATTGTGGAGATCCATGAACAGTGCGCGAACACCGCCAACTCCCGGAGGGCAAACTCCAGCCAATGAATATCCTGTTAAAGTACATCCCATTTTAATAAGGTTTTTGTAAAGCCCCCGGGGGTAAATCGGGGGCTATTACTGGTTAGATTTTAGTTGACTTACTCAGCACCTACCACCTCTTCAGGGATAGCGATTTGAGTTCCAATTCGGCACTTGAAGTTGAACCTGTGCTCATCCTCCCAGTCCTTGAATTCATATTTGAAGTTGTCGAAGTCACTCTCCAAATCCGTCCCCATAAACAGGTTGGCTTTGTTGGCCAAAAGGATCGTATTACTCGCTCCGAATCCTGAGATTCCAAGTACAGTAATGTTCGTTCCCGGGAATGTGAATCGCATCGCCTGAGTATTCCCAGTCATAATGTGAAACCAGTTCTTATCCCGTACCTCGTTCATAAGCTTCATGTAGTTACTTCGGCTCATGTAGAAGTTCAGACCCGAGGCGCTTAAAGCACCATCTGGGAACAACGCAATAAGTGCATCCAAATCGTCAATGATGGACCCAGTACGAGCAATCTTGTTGCCTCCCGGGGTATCCAAATCGAAGATGGACAGGAACCCGTCAAAGTCACCCGTTAAGGCTGTCTCGTTCCAGATCTTACTCTCCAGTGTGTTGTTGATTTCGAGGATCTTTCTATCCACGTAGATTCTCTCTAATGGAATGTCCTCGCTCATTGCTCCAGCGTTCGCCAAAACCTGTAAGAAGGTTCTGTTAAAGATTTCGCTACAGTGAGCCTCTTGCACCTTGTAGGTAGTTACCGCTAGGTTACGCTGGGTAAGAGTCGTAAGTCCGTTCGGTGACCATCCACAGCCTCCAGCTTGAAACACTGCGTCTGTTACCAGCTTAGAAATGTTCTCACTTGAAAGGATTCCCGGTTGAATGGTTACAAATGGTTTGCTTTCAAATCCGAGAATAGCCTCGGTTACTATGTTTTTTGCGTTCTCCTTTACGAAGTCGGGTAACGCGGTTAAATCGTATGACATTTGTCTTAGGTTTTAGGTTAGTTAATGGTTATCGTTTGCTGCGCTCCATTGCGTAGCGGTTCACAGGCTTAGGCTTGTCATGTGAAAAGTTTTGTTTTGTGGTTTTCTCGAGTGCTGGGATCTTATCGATCTCGGTTTTCACCTCGGCCAGCTTAGTCTCGATTAGTTCCTTTAGCTCCGTTGCCGTCTCCTTAGATTTGGCTTCGTTGGTTTCAGAGAGTTCCGCAAACATTTCTTTAATGCTTTTGATGTCCTTCGCGAGGGAGTTGTATTGCTCCTCTGCGTTGAATTCTGACGCCTCCTCGGCGTTCGGATCTTCTTTGGTTAGGATGTCCGAAATGGTGTTGTTAGCGATCACTAGGATCTGGCCGTCAACTTCGTACTCCCCGTCCTCAATAGGATCGAGTGTGCCATCTTCGTTGAGCCATGCGACCATTGACCCTACAGCCATTTCGCCCTCAATTCTTATGGTTCTTTCACCGCTTTTAACATCGATAGAGTTGTGTTCATCCGCCTTGACTAGCAATTCGGTTAGCTCCACCTTTTCGGCTTGCGAAAGCTTCTCTTTGTTCCCGGTAATGAGGTCTTTAAACTTCATTGCCAGTGTTTTTTTATTACTCATGGTTGAGTTGTTTTTTCTTTTGGTTTGGGAAAATTCCCGGGTGTTGCCCCGTAGGATTCTTCTTTCGACTATCTGGTTGTTTTCGACATTCTCATTGTCCCTTTCGATCAGATACACCTCCCTTTGCCACGCATGCCTACATCCAAAAGATCCCTTGTAGCGGAATATTGAGTAATTAGGCGCGTTGAAATCCGGGTTGCTTCCTCTAAAGCTCATCTGGTCGATGTCTTCGAGGCGGTATATCTTGTTCTGGTTAATGAGAACCACACAAAACTCCCTGCTAGTCGGTATTAAAACCGGCAGGCCAACGATGCGCGGGTGCAGGACATAGCGGTATCTTACTTTGAGTACTCCTCTGTCTAATCGGCTAGTCTGATTCGGGTTAGACACCACATCCACAACGAACTGGAATTTCCTCGAGAGCTTCTTTAGGAGGGATTTAGTGTTAAATTCTAATTCATCCTCTTTACAGATCTCTTTATGGATCAGTTTCCAGTGTTTAGGTTTGGTGTGACCTGTTCGGGCTAGTGTTAGGAGTAGAGCTTTCTTTTCTGACTCACTAAATACTTTCTCGCTTTTGCACATCTTGACTTTTCAAGCTGTTCAGCGCATTCACTTTATCAATGAATGTAGCTTGCGGGTCCAAGATTGTTTTTAGAAATGGCGGTAGAGTGTCCACGGTATCATTTTGTTGGCTGAAAGCATGGACTAAACCGAAGATTCCCTCCAGTGAAACGCCCTGAAACGTACCGTCCTTAACGGATTCCCAAACTTTATCATTATGTACTCTGAAGGTTACGATCCACGTCCCATCGGGCACGTCCATATCTCCCGGAGCTGATATTTTCCGGCTTGCATCTACGATCCAGCTCTCTACCATCTTCACCCCGTCAACATCGATACCGTGTTCCGTGTTCACTTCGTGTAGGTTGAGATCTTCGTGGTACTTATCGCGCATTTGCTCGATGGTCTCCTTTGGGAATTGGATATAAAACTGTTGTCCCTCCATATCCCGGAACATTGGAAAGTCAGGAAGCATCACAACGGCCGTAACCAGTCTCCGATCTTCACTAAACATGAGCTTTTTAATGATTGGCTGGGCTGAGAACTTGAGCGCCACCTGTTTATTAGCCGGGGCATTGACTAGCGAGATTTTTCCCATGCCGGATTCATCCTGTTCTGGGTCAAATACTGCGTTTACTAAAGGTAGTCCTAGGTGCGTTTTCATGGTTTCTGGGTTTTAGTCAAATTCTGCGGCCTGTTCAATCTGGGCAACGTTGGCCTGTGTATCGGTTATGTCGGATTCCAGTATGTTATTCTGTATAATGATCGGCTGGGTGGCCACTGTGCCCCCTGTTTGGTTAGATCCTGGTTCTTGAGTGTCCGCTCCTCCAGTATCCCCAAAGCTCGTTGTGGGCTGTGCTGTGGTAGCCCCTGTTTCGGGAATGGATGGGGCGCTACTGCTCACAGATCCACCACCTCCACCGCCCTCAAATTGAGTTTGTGCAATTTTGGCTATGTTCACAGCTCCAAACGCAGCCGCACTCGCAGCCTGTAAGAATGGATAAGCTGGAAAGCCTATGGTAATTGGTGAGGCGCTGGCACTAGCGAACGCGTTTTGTGCCCCTGTAATGGTGGCCAGTACTGCACTGGCTATTTTAGCCGCCTTATCTATCTCAAACGCACGTTTAGCTGCGGCCTCACTTTGACCTGCAAACAACGAGGCTATATCTGAAACGAGCTGGAACGCATCCTGAGCTAATCCGACCTTTGCCGCCTGTATAGCCTTTTCATTGGCTAGTCTTTTCTCCAGTGCTTCCTTCTCGATGGCAGTTTTAGCGGCTTCATGTTCCGCTGTGGCCTGTTCCTCCAGTGCGTTAAACTCAGCTTCGACTATTTGCCCCTGTTCTAATTGAAATCTAAGGTTCTCTAGATCCTCCTCAAAGCGAGCATCTTCTAAAGAGAGTAGCCTATCCTCCTCAAATTCACCTACAACATCCCCACGTGCCTCTCTGGCTGCAATTTTCGCCTCATCAATGCGTTGCTCCGTGTCGAATGCGTCCTGTACCTCTTGATTAGCTTCTTTGTCTCTGCGATCCTTCTCCCGGGTTGCCCGATCCTCGGCCCTTTTAACGGCCTTGGCTTCTATTTCACGCTCACTTTGAATGAGTCTAAGGTCAAAAAGCTCCTCTAATCGGATACGCTCCTCCAGTTCCAGATCCTTATTCACCCGAACGTCCTCAATTAGGCGCTCAAACTTCACCCGGTTGGCTTCTAATGAGCGTTTCAGGTCACTATCTAGGAGCCGAATCTCTAAATCTTCTATTTGACGTGAGGCATCTAGGCGGTCTTGGTTGAATTTCCGCTGTTCTTCCAGCCGGTCCTTATGGCTTTTCTTGTCTAACTCCAGTTGTTTGTCCGCTTGGTCTGATTCAATCTGGTTAATGATGTCATTGTGGTTGCTTGTCTCAATTAGCACCGCGTCATCGAACTGTTTAAGGAACGTTAGTCTCTCTTGAAAGCTATCGAATTCCTGACTTTCAGCCGCCAAAGCTCGTTGGGTGTTAATGGCTATTAACCGGTCATTTAACCGCTCATTCTCTAGCTCTGTACGTCTGGTAAATTCGTCTAAAGCCTCTAATCTAAGCTCGTTGGCCAATAAGTCTGCTTGTGCCGTTGGGTCTCCAGCATTGGCCACTGCCTCAGCTATGGCCGCTCGTCTTTCTTCTACCCGGATAAGCTCGTTTAGAGTGTCGATTTCCTTTTGACGTGTGATAATAGTAGCCTGTGAACCGAGGTTCGCTAATTCTTGAGACTCAATTCCAATGGTTAGAGCGGCAACCCAATTTACAAACCCGTTATTGGTTTCATCCTGTATGGCTGCTTGCTCTTTTAGTATCTCAGCGTACTTATCGGATACCCTTGTGGCGGCTGCTTCAGCTTTACCTTTGGCTATGAGCGCTTTTGTGGCTGAGTTAATCGCTATTGTGACATTATTATTCAGTCCCGCTTCAGCACTCAGCCCCTTTAACAGTTCTGGATGGTCTTTTTGGAAGTCCTTAATGGCTTGATTCTGGGCTTCTCGGTCTCCTGTGTTAGATTCTAATGTTGTCGATAGGCTTTCCAGTGCTGAAAGCTCCTCAATGTTGTTATCGATGGCTTCATTGGTCAGCTCGTTGTTTAACTTCTGTTCCTCGCTGGCCTCTGTTAGTGCAGTACCTAAAAAGAAGATACCAGCCGCTAGTGCTGCGACCGCTGCTATAATAAGTACAACAGGGTTTGCCAGCATTGCAGCGTTTAGCGAGAATTGGGCAACAGTAGCGCCCTCGGTAGCCACGGTTTGGCCTACTGTTGCCCCGGTGTTAGCCACCGTTGCCGTTGTGTCTGCCTTTTGTAACAAAGTGGCCTTGGCTGCCGCCTCCGTTACTAATGTCTTTGCTTTAACGAAGCTATCTAGATCCTTTTTAGCACCACGAACAGCATCCGCACCAGTTTTAATGCCCCCAAAAAACTTGCCGAGGGTGGAGTTCTCGTCACCAATGAGTACAGCACTAGCGGCCACTCCAGAGATCCCTTCGGCAAGTCGACCAATGTCTTTTTGGGCATCTTCTGAGGTCAACGGCTCGAGCGCCTCCCCAGTTTTATCTAATTCTTCGTTTGTGTTTATTATCTCATCTGTGAACTTGGTAAAGTCCCCCCCGAGCATTGAGCTTGCAACCGATTCCTGTAGCTCCTTATACGCATCGGTAACGCCCCCAACGGCATCTTCGCTGAGTTCTGTAGCCTCGGCCACTTCCTCGAGGTCAGCCGTAGCGGTTTGGAGATCTTTGTCGACTTTTTGGAGCTGATCGCTGAGTTGCTTCCACTGCTCGGTGCCCGGATCTACTTTATCGATCTGTTTAACGAGATCCTTATACTGATCCTCTAACTGTTGGACGCCTTTAGCACTCTCAATGGATTGATCTTCTATTTCCATTAAGCCCTTGACGGTATCCTTCGCCTCTAGGGTCGCTATGATCTGTACCTCGGTGGCCATACGGTTTTAGTCCTTAGCTTTTGGTGTTTCTAAGCTGATAAAGCCCTCGAGTGTAGACCCGTTCATGGCTCCGAAATTGTATATCGCGCCTTCCACGTTCTGTACGTTGTCATGTACTAGCCGAACAAAGCTGAAATCCTTTTTCCCTGCCTTGGTAACAATGCCATGGTAGCCGTATCCCGTGGGCATACCTCTACGCATCATTTTATAGAACACCAAGTCGCCTACTTTTGCCTTTAGATTGAAGGTGTAGCCCTCTCCTACAAGCCCGTAGAGCGTTTTTAAGAGGTTGGATGTTACTCTGGGATCGTTATAGATGTCATCGAACAGGCTGGGGCATTTATCCCCATCGTTTAAGCCTTTTAGTTTACTTTTCATTCTTGTTGGATTTTCGTAAATAGATTACTATAGCAAATAGAGTGGCTGTAAAGGGAGCCGCTGCGATTGCCGCATGTGTTCCGCAAACCATATCCCCACCGGTGAACCCCACTAGCGAGTAATACAGACAAGCCCACGCAGCCGCCACGAAATACCAGCGAAACCTAGCCGCTAATGGTTCTTTTAGTTTTCGCATGTACCAAACAATAAAGAGGTACTGAGTACATGCAGCCATTAGAAACATCGGCATTAACATATCGTAGTTATGTATGAAGTCAATCATGGTTTTTTCCCTTTCCTATTTGCATTATTATTTTAAGCTCCTTAAATGCCTCTGTGTTGGATTGGGTAGCCTCTGTGATCTTGTCCAGAGCCACCCCGATCTTATCGGTATCTCTGCCCCGCTGTTCGTACCAGTCTTTTCGTTCAACCTTGTGTTGGTCATCTTTGCGATCCAGTCGTTTAAATAGTGCCACCACTGCGTAAATACATACGATTAGGAATATCCCGCCAATACCGTATTGCATTAAGGTTTCTGTTAATTCTGACATGCCTATGGGATTATTACAGCGTTAGAAAGCACCTTTCCGACCACCACACCGCCTTTAATTATGGATACTTCACAGGTCCACGACTCAAGAGAGTTAAATTCTTGTTGTGCTATCCTAGAAAAGTCTGGTGAACCACCAGCATTCCAGATCATTGTGCGCTGTTGTGTGGATAATACACGGTCGTATGCCGTAACATAGGCTACATCACCGTCAAATATCTCAGCAATTCCGCTTATAGGAGTGTTTCTAGCCCCTATCGTAACATTAACCGCTGAGTTTGCTATGTCGGTATCTGCTTGTACCAAGCTATTGGTATCCGCTGCGTTATCTATTGATACAGTGGTAATGGTTCCGGTGTATGTAGAAGTTAGGTTATACCAAGTACCATCATTGTTCATACTTCCAATGGGGCCATTTACAGTTAGGTTTCCTATTCTGCTATGCGGTAAATCACTAGAACCTACAAAAAACTGAGTCCACGTATAAAATGGAACGGCCACCGGATCGGCTACAGCTTGCCCCAATATCACTCCCGTGTCAACATCAAAAGACGAAACATAAGATATAATAGTTAGCTCATTGTCTGCTCCTGCACCGCTAGCCCAATTCCAATTCCCGTAATCAATGAAATCATTTATACCATCAAGAGCCATAAACCCTATGCCTCCAAATCCCCCACCAGATTGGTTGTGAACGGGTGCGCCTTGTATCCCCGCACCACTTCTGTTATACGTGCTGAAATCCGCTGCCGCTGCATCTTGCAATGGAGCGTTTAACTGTGCGATAGAAGTTCCGTTTAGTCTCCAATCATAAATCAAAGCGTCTGCAACATCAAACAAAGGCCCGGCAGCATTTAGCTTTAAATCTCCTGATCCATCGATAAAGGCCAGAGCTGCTCCTCCACCCGAAACCGTACCATGTCGAAATACAAAGTGTTTGTTTAACATATTACGTTATTGTTCCGATGAGTGTATATTGCCCTGTTCCCTCCTTGGTAATGGTGGCTGCGGCCCATTGAGCCACGGTTCTATCCGCTCCAGCTAAAGAGTTGATTGTTACACCTCCACCAGCGGTAAAAATGATCTGTCCAGCTCCTTTTTGGATAACAGTAATAGATCCACCAGTAGGCAGAACGTCATCTATTGTTAGTGTGATGTCCGAAGCATCGTTAGCGTAGATAATAGTGTCATTGAAAGCTGCGCTTATAGCCTGACTAGCTGCAATGCTGATGACCTGTGGCTCCAATTGTGTCCATATCGAGCCTGTTCCGGCTGAATCTGGATCTGTTGATTTAGTAGTGGCTAGGAATGTTTTCCCGGTAGTGGTATTTATATATTGTTGACCAACGTAAAACGCAGCCGTAGTGCCATCCACTGGAGCAGTAGTATCTGTAAGAGTTTCATATCTACGATTGTTTACTACCCTTAATTCATTACTTGCAGTATCTCTAACTAAAATCTGATTAGTAATAAGATCAGAGTTTAAAAGAGGGGCTTGTACTAAAGCGTAATTCCCACCAGAAGAATTTAATCTTACTCTACCATCTCTATCAGAAGCTATAAAAGAGCTGTTAACCCCGTCATTGGCATCTATAAAAGCACTAGAAACAGCAGTAAATACTCTTGAATTCCCTGATCCATTTGTATTAATTAAAGTCTTATCTCCTGTACCAGTAATTGCCCAACCAAAATCATCAGTATGTACAACATTTGCAGTGTTTGTAAGTCCACCAACGGTAAACAAATGAGTATCCGCTGCGGTTATTCCAGACCATACACTACCGGTAGCGGCCGCGTCTGGATCTGTAGATTTTGCAGTGGCTACAAACGTGTCCCCGGTAGCCGTATTAATGTGTTGTTGACCTATGTACCATGCGGTTGTAATTCCGTCAGCGGGGTTTGCCCCACTTGAAAGGGATCTAAAAGCCGCAAGACTGCTAAGGGTAATATTTCCGTTAACAGTATCACGCATCACTAGTTCACCAGTAGTCAAATCGGAGTTTAGACTAGGTGTTGTGGTTATGCTATAAACACCGGCTGTATTATCCAATTCGATTATCCCGGGTCTAACATCCACGATAGAAGTATTGACAGCATCGTTCGCTCCAATGGAGGCTAGTGTTCCGTTTACATTCAATAATGTATGAGTAAGCCCTAAAGTTACATCTACATCCAATGCCCCGTCACCTGTCACAAATAACCCGTGCCCGTCAAGGGTAATAACCCTGTCTGTGGTCAACGGTTCTCCAATAGCTAGTACGCTATCTATACCGTGAGCCTCTAAATCTGTTCTTATTTGTCTACCCCTGTTGGCTGACCATGCCGCTAAAGGATCTGTGCTCAAATCATTGTCGATAATTGGCACACTGGATACACTTCTGGTTTCACGACTAACAAAGTGGTGGTTACTTGCTGTGAAATCTTCAGCGCCATTCCCGAGCTGGCCACGTAATACGAACCGGCCTGCAAACTTTACATTGTTAGGGATCAAAATAGGTGTAACTGGGTCGTTTTCAGCCGCATTTAGTGCGCTTGCCTCATCTGTATACTCAACTAATGGGTGTCTCCAGATACTAATTCCCGTATCGGATAAAAATATGTCGGTATAGTACCATCTGTTGTTGGTCATACCAGTTGGTGTACCTGCGTTCTCCCATTGGAAGGGGTCAGGTAGTCCGGTGGTTTGAGCCACTACTATGGCCGGAGCTGTATGGAAGAAAGTAAGGAAAAGTCCTACGTTTCCAGCAGGGAATACCGTTACATTTCGTGTGCCGAGGTCGCTAGGATTAATCCCTTCGTCCCTAATGGCAATATTAGTTTGTGTAATGGTTCTAAATCCTACGTCACCATCGTAAACAACAGGATCGAACGTGAAGTTGTTGTTTACAAAGTCGTTTCTCTCTGTTCTAGATGTCTGGGCAAACTGCCATTGTTGAGTGAGTGAGATACCAGCGGAAAACTCTAATGTTCCACCGTTGTTAAACAGAACTCCGTTGAACATCGTAATGGTATTCGAATCGTTGGCAGCATCCAATAGCTGTACGACCGTTCCTGTGCTATCTATGCCCCAGTAATAAAGCCTTGAATCCCCTATAGCCAATGGGATGGTTGTTGGTAAAGCGAAATTTACTTGTGCTCCGAAATTTACAATGCTCTTACTCAAAAAGTACCCATCGAATGCCGGAATATCTACCGTTATGTTTGCGAAACTATTTATGGCTGCATTAGTTACGGTATCATTTGTAATACCTGAAACTTGGTAGGAAGCCTCTAGGCCTACGATCTCCCATTTTGGACTTACACCGGGTTCTTCTCCTGCGATGGTTGGTACTTCTGAAGTCCATTTAAGCCCGTTGTGAAATACAGTTGCTCCATTGGGTGTTCCCGGGGCGTATATAATTGCATTGTCCCAAGGGTTCTCAAAGTCTACCGCGTTTTCTAATATCGTTAATCTGTCTCTTGCCGGTTGGTCAACTACTGGACCACCGCCTCCACCGTCTAATGGAGATACTAAATCTTGTTCTGTCCGTGCCATAACTTACATGTTTCCGAAGTTGTTCTCTACTGTGAGGAGTCCGGCTGTGGCATCCCCTTGAATGATTTCTACCATTAAGAATTGGCAGGTATGTGAGAACGTCTGTAATAGACTGGCTCCACTTACAAGCACGAGCGGAACCTCAGGAAGGAAATTCCAGTCGGCCTCGGGTAGTTCTAAATCATTGGATTGTAAAAGTCTCGCTGTTGTAGTAGTTCCGTTGAATGTTCCATCACTGATAATCTCCACTGAGGCCATAGCCCCCGAGCCGTTTCTGCTCGTTGTGATAATGTATCTCGCGTCTCCCAAAGACACGTCAATCGGCCTTGCTAATTTTGGCATTTGAATGCGGTTTTAGTTAGAACCGCATGTTACACTTTAGAAGTGGCTATAGACGAATTTGGAGATCGATTGGTTAAACAACTGCGACACCGGTGTTCGTATCGATCCACGCAGCTCCCACGCCAACGCAGGTAGTTACGTTTGGTGTTGCATCTGTTACAATGATTACACCGTCCACCACCACAGCCGGGAGGGTAGCCAATGTGAAACTTCGAAAAACAGTTACACCGTCATTTTGCACCTTGAACGAATCGGTTCCTGCACTATCTTCCACTAAGAATCCTAGTGTTGCAGCCAATAGATCGGCCCCTGTTACGTGTAGTTTCGCGGTTGGAGTAAGTTGATTGATACCTACACTATCTACACTAGCATCCCCAAATATTAAATAAGGATTATTGTCTCCACTGTATCTAAAATCACCTCCAGCCTGTTGTTGTGGATTGAGCCATGTAAAACCAGCGGCCGCACCTTTTACTGTAAAGAGGTGTTGAATTTGTCCAGCGTCATTAGAAAATCCAAATCCTGTTGTGCTTAGTCCTGTTTGAAATAACCACGTACCCGCCACAGCATGTTGAAGCCTCAATCTACCTCCGCCAGTCTGAAAGCAAAAACCAGCTCCTAGCGTATTCATTTCAGCAAATAGCGCGGTCGTTGGTGGGAACTTGAACGATATGTTTTGGTAACCAGCTTGTATCGGTACTAGATCTAACTGGTTACCGCTCGTAATATTATCAGCGATTATCTGGCCAGTGAGCCTAAAGCTGCCATCTAGGTGGAGTTTCTCTAAAGGTAGAGCTATTGCGATTCCAACATTATCCGTAGATACATCTGCATAGAATAGATTAGGTTCTGTTGCCCCAACGATCTGTACATCTCCAGTAGTGGTTGCAGTGCCGTTAAATATGGTTTTAGCATCCCCCTGAATGGTAAGCGCTTTGTTCGCTAACAGGCTTTCGAAATGTAGCAAGTCAGTGGCCGCATCCCCGTTTAGTTTTACCGTTCTTACAGCGGTCGTAATGGTCCCGTCAGCGGTGTACATATTTAAAGTATCCGCTGCAATCACAGTCCAGTCCAACTCCTCTGTTGCATCGAATGCGGCTCCAGAGGTTCCAGCTATAGTTCTACGGTAGAGTGTCTGCACTAATGTGGTAGGTGAGATAAATGTCACTTCCTCATTCAGCACGTAAATAGTAACTGGCGCCCAGTCGTTAACAAGATCAAACGCGGATCCACCTCCACCGGTAAGCTCCAATACTGTCAAACCTGTTCCGATCCAAACGCGTTGGTCTGGTACGTTTACAAAGAACTCCCCGGAGTAAATATCTAGGTCGCCCCATGTTCCATCGGTGTGGTCCGCACTCGGTCCGATTGTAGGTATTTCAAGTGTTACGGTGCTTCTTTTTATCTTGGATTTGGCATCAAGTTGGAGGATAGACATAGCTTATAAAAATTCATTTATTCCGTTGGTTGTATCAATGCTCTTTACTGGAGAGACTGCAAACGGGTTCATTAATGTATTCAGACCGCCCTCTACATGAAGCATCGAGAATCTGGGAAATGGGTTGCGTAGCTCGTTCTCGCCACCATCGATAAGGTTAAACAGCGGAGTGTTGGCTCCACCGGATACGATCACGTTTTCAATAATCGTTAGGTCGTCACTGGTTACCACTAGGTTGTCGCTATTGATTATAGTAACATTAGATCCGCGAACTGTATTACCCGATCCGCCCATAATGGATACAAACCGTGCATCCGGGCCGACTGTATTACCATTTCCGTTTATGTTCACATTGGTAGCTCCAGCCTCAATAATGTTTCCCTCTCCGGCTATTGTCCATGTAGGGCTAGTGGTGTACACCTTGTTGCGATCTTTGAAGGGGAGGATCTCGCCAATGATTCCAACTATAGGCCGGATTGGTTTTATGGGCTTTGTGGCCACCGTTACATTATCGAGGGTGACAAGCTCCACAGAGGTCAAGCCGCGCAGGTTGTCGTTCCCCTCGAATGTGATTTTATTGATTAACCAATAAGCATTATCCACCCACACCCGCATATTTGGGTTGCGTCTAAAGAGCGCCATGTCGAAGCTACTCAGGTCAAACTTAGATTTCTGGAGCTTTCCATTCGTTAACTGATCTACGTAATCTTTCCAGTATACCGAGTGCATGTTTACCGTGGGCTGTGGAAGTGCAATGTCCTGCATTTCGTAGTAGTACTGTTGCACCTGCCCGAAATTAATATCTATAACTGCCTGAGTGCTAGTGAAGTATGTAGGACTATTTAGATGACCAGCGTATGGGTATAGGATCTGAGTACCGGCACCCGTGAAACTATTGTCGTAGATGGTCAGCTCCTCGGCATTGGTAAGGAAGTTATGGCCGACAACTTGGAAGTAGTCGTCATCATTTCCAGCGAACCAGCCCGAGAATGTTAATCCTTTAGGTGCGTAGAGAACGCGGGTTCCAATGTTCTGGCTGTTGGTGTTTATGTCAGATACGATGAGTCCATCCCTGTGAACCAAAGGTGTAGGCTCGAATGGGGTTTGTACTTTCTTAATTCCCTTTACAAATTCATTTCCGAAGGTGTGCTCGAACTGTCCCCAGATCTCACCAGTATTGGTTTTATAGTCTTCGTTGAGTTCATCTTTGGCGGGTGTGTAGGAAAGTAAAAGCTGCTTAGACTGTAGGACACCAATTTGCTCGATTTGATCTCGGGTGTTGTGATCCTTTTTAGCTGACCAGTCGACAACGATCCCACCGGTAAAAAAAGTCTGTCCTGTTTCAAATACGATGTCGTTTGGGTCGTCTGGGTTCGGGAATACATAACAATGGTATCTTTTAATGATGTCATCGATAGCGTCCTTTTGTTTCAGATCTGGAGACATCCACTGTGAATAAGGAATGAGTGAGTGCTCGCCCACCGAGTATGGATATAGAACACTCTCCACGTACGATCCTGCCACCAACTCTAGAGTAATATCTGTAAACTGGAATTGAGTGAATGTGCTTGGCGCATTGGTTATTGAATTTAACACGCCCTGAGATGAGGCTATTACGAAAAACCGAACGGTCCAACCCGCATTAAGTGAAAAGAATGGTTTAGTAACTCCGTTCCGAAATACTGTATGTTGCGTAGACTGTAGGACGGCCGTCTCGAATGAGTCAAATATCGGTGCGGCTATGGGGTCACCACTTGGACCTAGGCTAAAAGGTATATCTGTCTGTCCCGCTGGTTGTGGTAGTGTCTCAAACTGTAGTACGTTGGCACCATCGAACACCCGGGCGAACACTTCGAACTTGGTACTATGCTTAAGGATACCTAAAGTGTTGCTGGTCTTCTGCCACTCTAAAGTGGTCCTGAATTTGAATAGATGGCTGAGCTTGTAAAGTCCAGTAACCGGTGCCGTAAACTCATCGATCTGGTTCCATAGCCCGTTGCTGTCATCGAATCCGAAACCGGTATCTGTTTCATTGTCTAAGGTAATCCCGAGCTGACCCTGCTTTATAAAACTGGACGTGGCATCGAAATGTATAATCTCGTCTGATATCCGGCCAGCTTTGAAGGTCTTCGCCTGTGCATCGGCCAGTGAGATCTCGGGCAGCTCTCCAGTGTATGGAATTATCTCACGTTCGTAGGTCGTGTCAGTAAACAGAGATCCGCTACCGGTGAACCCATGTTTGTCTAATATCTTGGTTAACAGTCGTTTATGAAAAATCCCCGGGCGCATTTCCTCGAATTCCACTTTATGCTTTGAACCGCTGTTATACAAGCCATAGTAGTAGCCCAATAAATCGTGATCCGTGTCCCAGCTTAACTCCATTTGTGTTTTGTCCCAGACGTGATCCATGTCCGAGAAGTCCAAGTCATCTACCGGGTCGTCATTACCAACTACGGTTTTGTCCTTTAGGTTTTGCCAGAAGTCGACCGCTTTATCGTAGAGTACTACCCCATATGAAATGTCGCCTTGGTCATCCTTCTTTACAGTCTTGAGCTGCATGTGGCCATCGATGACCTCCTCGTTTGCTGTGGTATATACAATCAGTGTTTTGACATTCGGGTTGAACACTCCGGTATCCACGTTAACATCATAATGCCCCCCAAAGAATACATTGTTCACCTCGGTTCCGGGCAGCTCTACAGTTTTGGAGAACCCACCGGATTTTTTGCCCGGATCTCTAACGTCTGCGACTTTGTAAGTTAAAGGCACGCTGGTATCCCCACCTAGATCTAGTTCGACTAGTGGCGCTCCGGTTGTTAATGAGTATACTACGAGCTTGTCCATTATCTTCTTACTGCGTTTTCAAAAGCGTAACGTACTTGTATGCTGTATTGTGGTAGCTCTTGGTCACCGTAGAGCGTTAGATCCACAGATTTGGTCAGAACTTCAATAGGTACAAATTCTTGATTATCCCAGTCATCCCGGTTTCGTACATCCAGAAACACCCGGGTAGATTCTAGTAGATCCTTTAGCTTGGTTACATCGAGTAAACCGAGGTTCCCGGTGTTTAGGTTAAATACTTCATCGCTATTCTGAGTGTATCGGGTAATCCCTCTCCGGGTTGCGTTGTCGGTGAATGGGTCGATCCGTTTTCGGTATGTCTTTGGTGAGCCGGTAATGGTGTGAGTGTGTTTATAATCTAGATCGATTGAGTTGTAACTACCGAGCGAATCCATGTATACCAATTTCCAACGTACATAAGGAAGACATGGCCGCAGCTCTCCAATACGGAATAGCTTTTCCTGCACCACTATAGCGGCCGCACCGTCTTGGACCTGTATGCCTATAGTAACTGTGAGTGGGTTAATTGCAATTAGACTCATATCTACCTTGGCTAATACGGCCCAATCGTTTTGAGTGGCAGCTCCAGCCGATAGATTCGTGCTGCCCTGCACTCCACCGGATGAATTGTACTGGGTGACCTGTACCATCATAAAATCATTATCAGTTTGGCCGACTACGTGTATGAACATAATGTCATCCGGTTGTATGGTGGAGAATGAAGTGGCGTTGAATAGGAGTTTTGCGTTGATCGGTGCGATGCCGTCAGCGTCCAATGTGTAGATGTCCTCCGAGTAGTTTAATAGAGAATTTCTAGTCAGGACTATATTACTAGCATGTTTCAAAACGTGGTTGACTATCGCCCCCGATCCCCCCGAGCCTGTCCAGTCCTCCGTTATCTTCAATGTGTAGTCTACTATGGGTGCAGCTTGGAATATGGACGCGGTGGTTGGAACGCTGACATCCAGATCCAAAAAATCCTGTAGGTGTCTACTCAGATCAAACTCGCCTTGGCCATCTGTAGGCCGTGGGGATATGCGAGTAGTTCTAGTCTCAGCTCCTACCGTGATTTC